GCTTAAGCTATGTACCTGGTGAGCGATTTTCACTTATAAGAAAAAAGAAATTCGGGAAGACGGCTTTTGGAACCCAAAGGGGACCTGGGCTGACTTCTTCGAAGTTGCATAGCTTTATCGGCCGCGAGTTGAGAGAACTTGGTCTGACTAAAATCAGAACTCGAGTTTACTTTTGCTCGCAGCCTTTATCGCAATTGCGTAAAATCGAAAGCTGTGTCTTTGGCATAGCTACGAATTTTCTTCTTTCATATCCGTCATTATTTCTTGATGAGAATAAGAAAACCTGGTACTCATTGGTCCGTTGGATCTTTCGTGTCGGTACTTATTCTGTTCAAGAAGTTGTGGATGCTTGGAAGGACTATGTCCTAAAGGTTCTTCAGTTGAGTGGCAACACTCTCCTGGAGCCAAGGGTTCTCAAAGAGAATTCTTGGTTTAGCCACAAGCCTCTACATTTAAATATTCCTGAGTTTCTCCAGGACATCGAGAAACCCTCCCGGGAGGGATATTCCCGAATTATGACGCTTACCAATAGTCGTAATCTCCCTTGCGGCTCTGCCAAAAAGGAGAAAATTGCTATTGAAAAGCATCAACAAAATATGATGCGCCCCTTCGAAGGAGATCCGTACCCACTGGGAACAGTCTCCGGCGGAATCGGCCTTGAAGTTAAACACAAGGTCAAATCTGCAGTAAGGTACGCGCACATATCTCTCAGTGGATCAGCTGCTTTCTCTTGCACCCGTGCCAAAGGCGGGAGGGCAAAAGAAGCAGCCGATTCTTTCCGTCAGTGGGCTTCTGTGATAGCGACTGAAGATGTCGACAAAGTCGATATTTTCGGACGCACTTATCATGAAGCGACTGGCGAACCTAGGTGGAAAACCGTTTATAGAGAAGATCCCGACATATTTTATGGTCGAGATTTTCTCGAGGTTGACCACGATACTTTGCTGGATTCTCATATTGGTCTCGATGAGACTACGGGAAAACAGCTTCTTGCGTGCGCAGACTCTGAAAGGATACTGTGGGGCGACGCCCCTATTCCTTGCAGAGTCGGCACGATTCCCGAACCGGGTGGCAAAGTACGTATAGTAACTATTGCCCCCTGGTGGGTTACTACTCTTCTTCAACCTGCCGGCCATGTCGGTTTAAAATTGATAGAAGATCTTCCTGAACTCGGAGGCAGCGCCACCTTAGGCGACCCTGCTTTCGAAGTTCAGAAAAGGTTAAGAGAAATGCTTTCCGAGACTGATATAGCTAAGCGTATTCAGTCAAGAGAGCTTTGTCTCTACGTTAGTGACCTCTCTGAGGCTACTGATCATATTCCTCATGCCGTTGCTTTCGAATTGCTCAAAGGGCTATTCGAAGGCTGCGG